CAATACCACCAGCAACTATGAGAGCACCAGTGGTTTTAGAAGTAGCATTAGTAGTACCATACACCTTGGAAACACCTCCAATATGTAAGTTTTCTTGGGTACTGATACCACCCACAACCTTGAGGGCACCAGTAGTTGCTGAGTCTGAAGTAGTTGTATCTAGAATGACTACACTATTGGAGACGACGTCCTCTACGAAGACATTTTTACCATGAATATTTTCACTGACCCCAATACCACCAGCAACTATGAGAGCACCAGTGGTTTTAGAAGTAGCATTAGTAGTACCATACACCTTGGTAACACCGCCAACATTCAGGTTTTCTACAACACCTACACCACCTGCAACTTTTAAGGACCCCGAAGTTGTCGTTGTAGATGTAGTTGTGTCAAGGATGACAACACTATTAGAGACAACATCCTCAATGAAGACATTCTTACCGTGAATATCTTCACTGACCCCAATACCACCAACGACCTTGAGGGCACCAGTGGTCTTCGAAGTAGCGTTAGTTGTATCAAGGATGACGACACTATTGGAAACTACATCCTCAATGAAGACATTCTTACCGTGAATATCTTCACTGACCCCAATACCACCAGCAACAATGAGGGCACCTGTGGTTTTAGAAGTAGCATTGGTAGTACCATACACCTTGGAAACACCCCCAATATGCAAGTTTTCTTGGGTACTGATACCACCCACAACCTTGAGGGCACCAGTAGTTGCTGAGTCTGAAGTTGTGGTATCTGTAATAGTCACACTATCAGCTTCAACATCTTCAAAGTTGACATGTGTGGCGTGAATATCACCTACAACACCCAAACCACCACCTATGGTTACTGTACCCGTTGTTTTAGAGGAAGATGTGACCGAACCTGTGACTCCCAGAGTACCATTTATATTGACTGGAATTGTATTGGCTGTATTCATGACAATAACGGAATCGGTAGCACCTTGTAGGGTATGGCCAATTTCAAGGTTAGATGTAGAGAAATCATAAATGATTGCGACATTACCCTTGTTCCCATCTGTTAGGGGATTATTCATAATTATACCAGTGTCCAAACCAGATGCATTACCCTTACCAAGTTCGATGATAGGATCTTGAACTATAAGATTATTTGCATTGATTACCGTTGTATTACCATTGACAGTTAAATTACCAGTTAGTATTAAATTACCACAATGAACGTTTCCTGCTACACCTAGACCACCAGAGACAATGAGAGCACCAGTTGTTTGATTACCAGCTTGAGTTGTATTAGTCACTTTAGTTATACCATCAAATTCAGCAGTAGAACCGAATAAAGCACCAGAAATACCCACACCACCAGCAATTGTGACAGTACCAGTGGTTTTAGACGCAGAATCAGTTGTACCAAATGCATGTAAGTTTGTAGTGTTCACATTTGAAGCGACACCTATACCACCAGAGACAATGAGAGCACCTGTAGTTTGTAGTTTAGATTCAGTTGTATCTAAAATCACTACACTGTTTGACACGACATCTTCGACAAATACATTTTTACCGTGTATATCAAGTGACACACCTAAACCACCAACAATCTGAACTGCACCAGTTGTTTTAGAAGAAGCATCTGTCGAATCCCACACTTTTGTAATACCACCAACATTCAGTTTTTCTTCTGTACTCACACCACCTACAACCTTGAGAGCACCTGTAGTGACTGAAGTTGAGGTTGTTGTATCTAAAATGACTACACTATTGGAAACAACATCTTCAACAAATATGTCTTTACCGTGAATATTTCTAGAAACACCTATACCACCAGTGACAATTAGGGCACCAGTGGTTTTAGAAGTAGCGTCAGTCGCGGATAATACCTTAGCGACAGCTCCCACATTCAGGTTTTCTTGTGTACTCATACCACCCACAACTTTGAGTGCACCAGTTGTAGCCGATGATGAAGTGGTTGAATCTGTTATAGTGACACTGTCGGCCTCTACATCTTCCAGATTCGCATGTTGTCCGTATATTTGCCCAGCAACCCCTATACCCCCAGCAATTATGAGAGCACCCGTGGTTGTTGTTGTAGAGTTAGTTGTAGAGCTTACATACGCATTTCCTACAACATGTAAATCTGAAGTAGGATTTTTAGTGTTGATACCAACATGGTCAGCCTCGACATCTACGTGGAAAGTGTCTGTATCGACAGTCAAGTTTGAAGAAACATACACATTACCAACAACGTGGAGTTCTGCATTAGGGTTTTTAGTGTTGATACCAACGTGGTCAGCCTCGACATCTACGTGGAGGGTATTCCCGTCCACAGTTAGGTTTGAAGAAACATACACATTACCAACAACGTGGAGTTCTGCATTAGGGTTTTTAGTGTTGATACCAACGTGGTCAGCCTCAACATCTACATGGAGGGTATCACCATCCACAGTCAAGTTTGAAGAAACATACACATTACCAACAACGTGGAGATTGGCTGAGGGGTTTTTTGTCTCAATTCCTACGGAATTGGTTGTGGAGTCCACATGGAGGGTATCACCATCCACAGTTAGGTTTGAAGAAACATACACATTACCAACAACGTGGAGTTCTGCATCAGGGTTTTTAGTGTTGATACCAACGTGGTCAGCCTCGACATCTACGTGGAAAGTGTCTGTATCGACAGTCAAGTTTGAAGAAACATACACATTACCAACAACATGCAGTTCTGCATCAGGGTTTTTAGTGTTGATACCAACGTGGTCAGCCTCAACATCTACATGGAGGGTATCACCATCCACAGTCAAGTTTGAAGAAACATACACATTACCAACAACGTGCAGCTCGGCGTTAGGAGTTGTGGTTTTTATACCTACATTAGATTCTGTTAACACACCACCATATATGTGTACATCGAGGTCTTGAGAAGTAATGGGTGTAATTACATTACTCGAGGCACTACTTTGTGTGTAAGCCATTACAAATTCATCACTTAGTTCCCTATACCCCACGACCACATTAGACCCTGGTCGAGCCATAATAAGACCCAAATCCAGTGTTGTATCGTTAGTTATATTGTTTTGTCCGATTTCGATAATTGGATCTTGTACAATCAAATTATCAGTTTTGATTAAAGTGGTACCACCATTGATAGTTAAATCTCCATTGATTGAAACACTACCAGCTACAACTAAAACATTTGAACCTGTATCATCAACGTAAAGATTCGAACCGATGCTAAGGGTGTGAGAAGCTAATGCATTAGCTATACCCACATTACCAGTGGTGACAAACGCAGCAGTATTATTATAAAAAATCATAGAATTCGAAGTGACATTACCTTGATTGGTTACAGCTTGAAGACCTTGATTACCGATGAGATCTTGTGCTGATTCACCAGATTCTGTTAATTCTTTTGTTTGGGTGTTATACATCATTAATACAACTTCAGCACTACCTCGATAGTCAGGGGCAAAACGAACTGGTGTTACGTAAAGAGAACCACCATTCGATGCATCAACCACGGTATTACTCGCATTTAGAACGATCGTATTTTCACCCTGGTCTTCTTGAACATGTTTACCAAACCTAATTTTAGTTGACCTTTCAATGGTCGGTAAGGTCTTGACCATTTAGTATAGTGTTGTATTTTAATTTGCATAAAGTAGACCAGCCATTCCATTTTCGATCCGAAGTATGTTATAGTTTACTGCATATATTGGGTCATTAATATTCATAGACTCACTCATGATAGTAGCCGAAGCGAGGCGACTGAAGTTGAGTGTTCCTGTGGGTTGGAGAGAACTTGTTGAGAGGCAGAAGCAATAGAGAAAGAAATCTGGGGACGTCACAAAGTTTGTGTGATAATAACTCGTGACGTCTATAAAATGTGGTCTACCCCATCTATAGTTGCCTACATCGAGACCGTTAATGTTTAACTTAATCTTATTCGTTGGGGATGTGAGTGCACCATCTGTCGTTGTATCAGATGAGGCGAGATATTTAACCGGGTGATTGAAGGTGAGTTCTTGAACAAGCGCATTCGAGGGGACATTTTTTTGAACCTGTGTGATGAGAAGATCATGTTTCCTAGATGCAACCTGTCCACGTTCTTCGTTGTCCAAATAGAAGTAATTTGCGTAACACTCTACGTTATAGTTTGTAGCTGCGGTAGCCCAATGGATCCTGAGTTCGACATTATGATAGTTTAGGGCTACAAGGGGGATAGCACACTGTGGTCCCTCACAAAAAAAGAACCTCAGAGGGTAAAAAAATGAACGTGCAGAAATACCTGGGTGTGTACCATTAGAACTCTTTGATACATTTTGAGCAAATGTATCGATCGCAATCTTCTCTGTGAAGATTGCATCTTGGGTATCAATAACGGAACCACCTATCAAAAGTTCCACTTTATCAATAATGGTGTCCCATCGTTGAATATCGAGGGCCTGGTTCGTATCATCAAGTGTAAAATACACATAGCTGAGAAGATCACCCGACCTCTCAAACTGAATACTGGACATAGAATTGTTTTTCACCGCTCCATGGATGGTTTGTTTTTCAATGGACTGTGAAAAATTAGCATGCCTTTTGAATGTTGAACTGAAGAAAGATATTTCGGGGTTGCCCATGATATATTTATCCTGGGCACCTACGGCAATCAATTGAACAACACCTGCTGACATGGTAATACTAATTTAAGGGGAGAAAAATTACAGGTTGGGTTTCCTACAGACGAATCGAAGAACAAAATAATTATTTCTATCTGTAGCCGTTGCGGGAACGATAGGGACGCCACTTTGATTACGAATATTGACAGTGAGACGGTCAATACTACGAATAGGGTTTACATATTGGGTCGCAATTGAGTATTCATCTTTAAACGAGATTGTCTGCGCACCACTGGCGACGGTATTTGCATGGGCGATACTAGCAAAGGAGTTTCGAAGCATACCTAGCGAGGCCTGACCTTCGTACACGTTGCTGGCACGATCATTAAATACAGAATTCAACTCATCTATAGAAATATAACAATGTTCAGTAGCCGTCTTTGTACGAATTCTCGCAGCTAGCAATCTAGCCTGTACCACATTTTTTAGAGGTTGACTCAAAAAACACGTGAAACTGTTAGAACTAGCCTGATCGAGAGTATCAACTGTAATTGTGTGATATTCATAATTTAGGTCTGGAATCATCTCCGATGGTGAAGTGATCAAAGCCATTTATTATTAGATTAGATTAAAGATCCACCAATTCCATCCGCAATCTCATACCCAGCATGAGCACTCACAAGCTTCTGGGCACCACAGAGACCACCTGGGGTCAGACCAACCGAGTAGGGGCTACCATTTTTACCCCCACCAGCAACACATTCGACATCAGGTTTGAGATCAAAGAGAGATTCTTCACTGACGGCTGTAATAGTAATTGGCCTGGGCTGGTACTTCGCGGTCTTCACGGACATCAACGACAGGACAAAGATGAGGGTCATCAATGTGGCGATAGCCATGAGAGCATTTCGATCACTGCGATTGAAGTTAAGTTTGAACATTTATAATAGACATAGATTTTTTTAAAGTGCGTTAAAGAGATTTTCTTAGTTTCTACATAGACAGTAGATGGACGAAGAAATCGTACTTGACAGAGGTCAAACAACTGTGATGAAATTAGATGCTGACGAACAGGCTCTTATGGATGAAATTCAAATCTATGCACCACGTGCAAAGACGGTTCATCGACCTACGCGGCCAATGCAGAGACCTGTTCAATCCTCCCAAGCTCAGGAGGCTATGGACGCTTTTGTAAATCCTAATAAACAGAGCGCTCCAGCTCAACCTCAACAGGAGGAGGAGATTGATTATGGAGAGGATGAACCAATGATGTTTGATGATGATGAGCCAATGGGGCATGGTCCAGGTGATGATGGGGACCAACCTTCCAAGGGGTACACCTCAATTGACGAAGAAAAGGCGGACCTTGTCAATAAACTTGGACGGTTAGAAAAGAAGGGTTTTGCCGTCAATAAGCGCCTGAATGCCTATTCAGGTGTTGATGAACTAAGGTCGGAAGTCAAGAGGATTACATACAGTATTGATGTTGAACAGTCTGTGCGTTTCTCTCGTCGTATGTTGGTGGCCTGTGTAACTGGTCTTGAGTTTTTGAACAAGCGATACAATCCATTTGAGATTCAACTTGAGGGTTGGTCTGAGTCTATCATGGAGAATGTTGATGACTATGACGGCGTATTTGAAGAACTTTATGTGAAATATCGCTCAAAGGTCAGTGTAGCACCAGAGGTCAAGTTGATTATGATGCTTGGTGGTTCTGCGATGATGTTCCACCTTACCAACAGTATGTTCAAGTCTGTGATGCCTAACATGAATGATGTTATGAAGCAGAACCCAGACTTGGTGAAGAACATGATGGCGGCGGTTCAAAATACAACCCGTAATACGGGTGGTCCAGCGGTTGATGCACCTGTGGGTGGTTCGGGGCAATACGAGATGCAGGGTCCTGGACTCGACATTTCAAGTCTCATGGGTGGGATTTCTATGCCACCCCCACCACCAATGAATACCTCAATGGGTCAGGGTCCTTCGGCGCCTCAACCAATCGAGGAAGATGATGACCTCTCCGACATCATGTCCATCTCTGGTGATTCCACAGGTGGTGAGGTAAAGGAAGTAAATGTAGGTGCCAGTAAACCCAAGAGAACTCGTCGAAAGAAGAAGACGGAAATTAATCTCTAAACTTATATAAATGATAGCGTATTGTCCGCTTGAGGAGCTCGAGCCTCCAGTCCGACAGCAGGAAGTTGTCACTGAAGCTAAGGCCGAACCTGTAAAGCCACAGGTTGGTCACGAAGAAACTGAATTGAATTACGTCATCATGGCATTCATTGTCGGCGTAGTTGCACTAGCCATCTCTGATTCCATCAGGGCGTAAATGTTGAATCTACCGCGGGGTACTCCCTCGTAGTAAATTTAATAGGTGAATGTGGCCAGGATCTGCTGACCGGCTACATCACTGTCGAGATCAGCTGGGAAACTGTTAATGTTATGTGAAATTTTAGCAAGTCCGCCATCACACGCGGATGTCACTTCGACTGAAATGTCGTAATTATAGTTTTGTGTACTATCTTTTGCAACCGGACGAATATCAATACTTCGTGTACCTGCAGTCGCTGTAGCACTCCATGGGTATGCATTCGTTGTACCAAAGAGGTTTTTCGTACCTATCGCGATATCGTACATTGATGCCGTGGTTCCATCATGGGTACCCCCCGAAAGTTCGAGAATCATGGTACTTGTATTGCGCACATCCGATGTATCTCTTAAGACAGCTACAACCTTAGCGTAGAAGGTTCCTGGTCTAAATGTCAATTGGATATCTTGACCATTACCGAAATTGATTGGAAACGTGTTCGAATACTTCTTTGTGGAAACCTGGTCAGAATTTGTGATGATACCACCATTCACGTGAAGTGCTGTATTCGCTGTAGCACCATCAAGACCAATCGCAACCTGATTACCTAAATCTAAAGCACCATCTACAGAGAAATCACCAATGACCTCGACATTACTGTTGAGGAAAATATGGTTTCTATGACCAGTTAAGGATGGATTTATGTATACATTACCCGTGGTATCCGCATAAATGTTTGCACTTCCAGCGGTTGTCGTGAGTTCGATAGTCGCATTACTAGAGACACTTTCTACACGCACCATACCATCGTAAACATGGAACTTCTCACCAGGTGAATCTGTACCGATACCAACATTACTTGAGTGAATCACATGGATACAGTTTGTGAGAGTACTGTTATTCGCAACACCCACGATGAGACCCGTAGTTCCATTTTCGGAATTACTGAATCCCTTCAGGTACCCACCCTCACCATCACCCGTGTATATGAGCATACCCGTCTCCTTGTTTGTACCAGGACTTTCGAGTTTTAGGACATTGATATCAGTTGTCTCTTCAGAGTAAATGTGTACATTCGCACTAGGAACTGCCGTACCGAGACCTAAATATCCTTCTTCAGAGAAACGGGCAAACTCGAAGCTATCAGTATCATCAATTTCATGTAAAAATCGGATTGGACGACGTGCACTACCATCTAAAAGAGATCTAATAAGGTTATTAGATGTCGCACCTACTACGGCCTCGGTTGTTGAAAATGCAAAACCTGTCAATCTGAACGCACCACCACTACCAAATTCAATATCACCATTTACTACGAGTTTTGTGTTATCGGAAATAGAATCTGCAGTTGAACGTTGTCCGCCGATAACGACCGTACCACCATTTTTACCAATTATACACAATGGTACATTTCCTGCTTCACCAGGTCCTGCATCGGGTAACGCCTCACCATAAAAGCTGGTGGGTTGTCCAGTGTATGTCTGAAATATATGTTCTGCTGCTAGATGTCGAATCCTATCTGGACCAGCATCGAATGACGAACCCTCATTACCTTTATATAAAATCAGTTCAGTCTGATTAAAAGCTGTACCATATTTTCTTTCTATGACTAACGTGTTTCCAAACTCGTCACCAGCGAGACCCCCAAATGTGAGTTGATTTCCAATCACAACATTACCCAACACATCTAGGGCACCCCGGGGTGAATCTGTACCCAAACCAACATTCCCATTGGCACCAGATATGTATAGACCCACAGTTGCAGAATCTGAAACTTCTATCGCGTTCTTGGTTA